ACCTATATATTTGCATCTAATTTTGCATTACCACAAGGATCTTCTTTGCAGTATCCACCTTCAAGTATTACAAAATCTTTGAAAGTGACAGGAACTTTTGTAACAGCTTACCCGATTAGTCAATCCCAGTTAATCGGATATGTAACTAAGACAACTACATTTACCGCATTTACAAATCCATATTCCACAAATAGTGGTGATAACTATGTATCTGGAACGATTTCATTCTTGACAAAGGTTGAAAATGTTCGTAATGTAAATGGTGATATACCTGCTAATCAGGTTATCGATGGTTGGGCTACTGGACAATACCACATATTTAATGGTGGTGCAGTTGATTGAGGTGGAAATCATGAGTTTAAATACTGATATAGTAAAAATTAAAATGATAAAGGAAGGTTATCTTCCGAACTATCCACCACATATGATTTCTGATAATGAAATGTGTGAAGCATTTCTTCCTATGGACTATCCCATTACCGATTCGGAGTGGGATAGATTTATGGGGGATGACAATCTTTCTATGTTTAAAGATTATTATGCATTACCAGATAAATCATTGGAACCGCAATATCGAGAGTTAGTTTCCGGAATTGCAAAAGAATTAAAAGCATTTTGTGATTCTACATCTGATGACCGAGCAATCCCGGATTGGATATTATCCTATATGAATCATTCCACTATTTCAAATAGTAGTGATTATTTGGATATTGATGGATTGGCGATTTTATTTGGAATAGATTCACTTGAACCGGAATTTAATGGTCAACTTAGTACGTATTGTTATCAAGTAAGTTCTTCTTGGTTGAAACGTACAAATCAGACAGATAGACCAGCTACAATTTTCGGTGAACCACATGTAATAAAATATCTTAGATTGTTGAAATCAAATGGATAAGGGGTGATTGTGTGCAATATCTTAAAATAAGTCCCACCACAACTTTAAAAGAATTAACTGATCTTGTAGGTGCTGATCATATAGAAGATGTTTTGCACTTAAATGAACTTCCTAGAACACCGAGGGTTGGACAGGTTTTCTACGAAAGATGTCGTAATATCATGGGAAATGGTGCAATTACCGTTTCCACGGAAAGAAAAATAAATCTTCTCGGAAAACTTTCTGCCGATGCTGATGTTTTTGAATATTGTTGCCTTATGGGTGATTCTGGCTGGAAAGTTTTGGATACGATTAACACACTTCCAGGATATTTGAAACTTCCAGATAATATGAAACTGCCACCAAGCGATATTGTTTTAGGTGGATCTGGAAATGCTTCTGAAATTATATTCAAAAAAGCAATGGATCAGATGCGGATAAAGGAAAAAGTAGATTCTTCTATATTCAATGATCTAAATACTTCCAATATGCCTACTATATTAGATCAGTCAAGTTCTGTATATAACAATAGTGGAATCTTCGGAGATTTTAAAATACCATGGGGTAAGATAACACTTTATTCATCATTGTCCGATTCAAGTATGGATATTCCATGTTACCCGGAAGAGTTAAATGATTCCAGAAAGGCAAACTATACAGAACTAGGTGACTTGTTATACCAATACGAACCTTGGAAGTTGTATCAAGATTCTGGACCTAGGCAAGTTAGTTATAAATTTCATTTTCACAGGGATATGTGGAATGGGAATCATCTGTTAGGTGGTGCAAACAAACTTATAAGATTCTGTCAGGCTAATTGTTATCCTAGGTACAGTGGTTCAAGTGTAATAACATCAACAGTCACACTTTATATCAATGGATCCGTAGCGATCAATGGAATCCTCACCGATGTTTCTGTTGATTGGGATGGTCCACTTGGCCAAGATGGCTGGTATCTTGAATGTACTATGACACTTTCAATTACTGAAATTGCAAAGAAACCGCTTAATTATGACACTGTTATGAATTTACCAATCATTGGATAATTGTGCAATTTGACAGTTAAGTGTTTATTTTGCCCTAGGGGAAACAAAACAGAACTATACAAATTGCACAAAAATTGGAGGTTTTATGAAGATTTTAAACACTTTGACACCGTACCGAGAAGTTGATTCTAATGGTGGTATCCAATATGGTGTATGCCGTGATTTTAATCATATTTCAAGGTATCGTGGTTTAAGACAGTTAGTTCATAACCCGGAATTTGAGTCTGAAAGATTTGTTGCTTTAGAAACAGTAAATCCATTTACAACCAATCTGAAAATAAGATACTATGATGTACCTGCCATTTATGAAAATCGACTTGACATCATTGCTGATATGTTTTTAGGAGATTCTACTTACAGTTGGGTCATTGCATATTTCAATGGGATTGAGGATGGTTTTACAATCCGTGAAGGTGACCGGTTAATGATTCCAAATGCAATTACAGATTTGTTTAATCGTGGTGAAATGCTTGAACCTATTCCACCTAATAAATTAAATCTTGGATCGGAGTGATTTAAATGAAGCTGCAACATTGGTGTTCTGTAACATTAGCAGGTGTATCTTTGACAGATTTCGGACTTGCAATACCGTCACCATTTACATCACTTTCTCTAAACAATTCGGAGATAACATCTATGACAAGTTTTACATTAGTTGTAACTGTCGGAAGTGATGCAAGTAAAAAAGTAAATGTTTCTGCATTTGAAGCGTTATTATATAGTGCAGCACAAGCAGCAAGTTCCTATCCAAATGCAAGTGGTATTCCAGTATCATTTGCATTTGGCTGGTTGGATCAACTTGGAAGAGTAAATTCATATATAAGTTACCAGGGATTTACATTAAAATTTAATGTAAGTACATCTGGTATGTATATGAAATATGAAATTATGGGATATGCCCAACTTGCAATTCAATCTCATATGCCTGTTTTACATATTCCGGAATTTTGTGGATATGCACAACCATCTGCTGTTTTGGAAGCACTTCTGTATGCCACAAAAGCAGATGTTTATTATGATTTCGACATTGATCATTGTGATTCTCCGACCATAGTACAGTTCTCTGCTCAGGATATGAGTTTGATACAAATAATTAAAGGAAATCTGGATGGTACAGATTCCTATGATCGTTGGGCTGGGTTTGAAAGAATTGCTAAAACTTATAATGGAACAAGAACCGCATCTGGACTTGATCGGTATAAAGCAAAATGTTTGAGTCAGATTTTGAACAATGCAAGTTTAACACCGATTGAAACTTTCCTAAAAGAGTTTACAACAGATACTGCTCCACAGTGTTCTTCCTTTTCGGCATGGATTGATGAACCTACGGCAACTTCCAGAGGTGCTATTCACTTCAAATCAGATGCAGGATTGCTTACATCACATTCAGAAGAAACTTTGCAATATGGAACATCAAATACGAACATACTTAGTTTAAGTGGTTCCTATAATGGTGTTGCATATAATATGACCGATATGAACTTTAAGTCCGTTGGTTTTACTTTGGATGCAAGTGGTAATTCTATCATAAATGATGAACATGTTGTAAACAGTTGGAGTGCGACATTACCGGATGTATTTCAAACTGCAAATATTATCAATGATGTTAATGCAATCGCCAGCCAATTTTCCGGTGATTTTAATGTTACAATACCTGGAAATTTAACCAAATATGAAATTGCACAACCGATCTCATTGCTTATTATGAGCGGAAATACTTTATCACCTGCGACCGGTGTTTATAGTATTATGTCTGTGTCACACAATATTGGTGATCGGTTCACTACAAGTTTGAAGCTCCAAAGACTTACTCTTGGAACGGCAAATCAAGTTGCATCCGCACGAAATATTTATGTAAATGGTGCATCTGGATATGATATGAATTCATTTAATACTACTAAGAATATCCGTAGTGTTTCTGATATTCATTTTGATTACACATATCCTAATATGACTAACATATTCTAGCGGAAACCTTTTATATGGATAGAATAAAATACTTGCTGATTATCATAATATTAGCATGAATTTGAGGGACGAACTATGGATTTTATAAAGATTTTACAGGTGTTGTCAATCTTATTCGGTAGTGGACTGCTTGTTTCGATTTATGGGTTTCTAATTAAAATTTGGAAACGTATAAAGGCGAATGAGTTGGGAACACAAGCACTTTTACGTGATAGGCTATATGAAATTTATTTTCGAGCAGATAGACGAAAGTGTAGAACACAAGAAGAAAGTGATAATTTTGAAAATTTATGGACTCAGTATGAACTGCTCGGAAAGAATGGTGTGATGAAGCAGACACATGAAGATTTCTTAGCACTTCCTATGAGACAAGTGAATTTCGATGAGATCACGAGTCACACTCAGGGACTCACAGATAACTAACGAATCTAAATGGTCTAGGTGATAGCAGACCAGGAAAGGGGATTTTCCTTAAATGGAATTTCCCCTTTTCTAAGATAGGGGAATATTTATGCCGAATATTGATGTTTCAAAATTAACACCATATGTGATAACACTTGATCGGAACTCACCAAAAGTTGATATTGGTGTTATGAAAAATCACGGTGTAGTAGGTGCATTGATTGAAGCTGGATATTTATTTACTGCTACGCATACAAGACTTTCTACGAATACTGACTGGTACAGAAACCCACATCTCACCGATCAGATAAAAGCTGTAGAAGAACAAGATCTTGATTATGGATTATATTTTTATGCAAGGGCTAGAAATTCTTCTGAAGTAAATGAAGAAATAAATGGAATTTCTGTAATAATCCGAAATCATTATTTAAAGTTGGGTGTGTGGATTGTACCAAACCTTACAAATAATATCAGTACAAATGATGCATTATTGGATTTGTATTATAAGAAATTATCTGAGTTTGGTGTGTCTGGAAGAATTGGGTTATACTGCAATCGAGATTTCTTGAAAAACAAAATTACATGGTCAAGACATTACTTGAAATGGTATTTATGGTTAGTGGATCATGTAGATGATGTATCAACGTTAGATAAGCTGCTTACACCGGAAGTGTTTGATGTGGAGATTTAACTATGGCAAATCCTATTCAAATGTTCATAGATATTGCATTATCACATAAAGGTGAAAACGGTACTTGGGCTAGATCCTTATCTGGACTAGGTGGATCGGATGCATTCTGTGCAGGGTTTATTGTTGCTTGCGGAAGAACTCTTGAACAACAAACTGGGTTGCAGATAATAGGAAATGTAATTTTCTATTCAGTTGGTGCATTAAATATTACAACTTACACAAGCAATAAAAATGGAGTTTATATTTCAAATCCTGGCACATGGATCAATGGTCCGATGCTTGGTAATGTTGGAGTTCCATGTCCCGGTGATATTATATGTTACAGGTATCCATCTAACTACCATGTAGGAATTGTTCGTGGTGTATATAATGGAACTGTTTACACCATGGAAGGGAATGTAACATATATTGCAACTGGTCAAGCCCATATGTGTGATACAAGAGAACGTAGTTTATCTGACTCTACGATTTATGCATACTGTAGACCAAACTGGGGTGCGGTAGGTGGTTCATACACAGGTATAAAATCTGTTGCAATGAATAGCAGTAATCAAAGTAATGTGGCATATTCTGTAAACATTACACCTACACAACCAAAAATAGAACAGAGTGAAAATGCCACTATAGTATCACCACAAACTATCAAACATAAACAGGTTATAAAGACATTGACCCCTGAAACTGTTGAAATTCCGGAATTACCGGAACCTGCGGAACTTATATCAAAGAGTCTGTATGAAACAACAAATACCGCAGAAGATGCAATTTTAAGGGAAGTTTGTTATATAGATAAAAATGGGAATAAAACTTTATCTAATAATGGTGTAAGACTTTCTGTAATAAACTACACTTCTGGGTTATCTTCTTTGATAAGATCGATGGATAGTGCTTATTATTACTTTGATAATAAACGAATGAATACAGATCTTCTAGAAGATTCTAGGAGCAAAGTTGTAATGAGGTATCTTTTAGATAAAGGATTTAATGCAACACAAGCGATAGGGTTGTTTTCAGTGATCTGGAAACTATCCAATTTTCAAGCAGATTTAATGGATTCTGCGGAAAATAAATATGGTTTAATGGCATGGAATAAAAATGACATTGTAAAGGTTGTTAAATCATGCGGAACAAACTGGTATAATAACTTAACTGGACAATTAAATTATATATGGGAAGATATGACACTTAACCGAAAAGACTTCATAGAAAGTATGGAAAATGAAGTTTTGACAAATGATAAGAAGTATATTGATAAAAGTGTTGAACTTTCTGTAAAAGAATATATTGGTGGATTTAGACTCTTGTTAGGACCAACTATTGAATCTTGTACCGTTTATGGTAAAATGATATATGAAAAGATCATTGTAGAGGATGATGCTAAATGATTGTTTATGGATATGCAAAAAATTACAAGTATAATAATGATGGTGCTTTGACCATTCAAGTAAGGATTCCATCGATTCATGGACCATTCAAGCAGTCAGAATATCGTGGAAAATCTGTCAGAAATTATACTCTTGATAGAGATTTGCCATATTATAATTCAATTTTACTGCCGCATCTTCCTGTTGATGGTGAAGTAGTTGTTCTTCAATCTTTGAATGAACATAATTACGAATTCATTGTAATAGGAATGACCGGTGGTTCATATAAGAATGGTACAAAACTCTGAAACTTTCAGAAAGGTAAGGAACAGTGTACATAAACTTGTAAAATAGTAAATTTTTATAAGATTATCTTATAAATAAAAATATAAATTTGCTATTGACATATAGTTCATTAGACTATATAATATAATTCAATGAGGTATATAACTTATGAATCTTAAAGAACTAAGAAGTTTTACTGGGTTATCTCAGGCTAAGTTTGCGTCTAAATTTAGTATTCCATTGTCCACATATTGTCATTGGGAACAGGGCATGAGAACACCTCCTAAGTATGTTATAGATATGGTGCAGACTATACTTGAGTTAGAAGGGGTTTTGTCTAATGAAATACAAGAGCATCAGAGTAATGTTACTTCCGAACAATTGGCAAAGAACTAGGCTTTTTCAATACGCAGGAGTTGCAAGGTTTTCCTATAATTGGGCTTTGCAAAGAGAAATGGAAAGTCTTGCATCAGGAAAAGGATTTATTTCTGACCGTGATTTAAGAAAAGAATTTACTATTCTACGAAATTCAGAAGACTACAAATGGTTACAGTCTGTATCCAATGATGTTCCAAAGCAGGCTATTAAAGATTTGGTTTCTGCTTATATAAAATATTTTAAATATAAGAAGAAAACTGGATATAGATCCTATTCTAAAAAACAATTAGAACACGCTGAACGGGTTGGTAAACTTTTAACTGAATATGATAAACAACACCACCCGAAATTTAAGTCAAAAAAGAATTTCAATGATTATTCATTTTTTAATGATAGTTATAAGCTGGTTGTTACCAATACGCATATCAGATTGTCTGCATTGACAAAAACAGGTAGTCGATGTAGACAAGACATTAAGAATAGTATAAAACTTGCAGAAGTTGGAAGGATTCCTATAAATTGTAAATTGTTTAACCCTAGAATATCATTTGATGGATTAAATTGGTGGATTTCGGTTAGTTATGAAAATGATGATTCTGTTATTGATCCAACGTCTACCGGGATAGGTATTGACATCGGAATAAAAGAAACGTCAATTCTATCTGACGGTTCAAAGTTTGAAAATATCAATAAAAGCAGGAAAATACAAAGACTTGAAAAAAGAAAAACGAGATTGCAGAAACGTATATCTAGAAAATACTTAATAAATAAGAAAGGTGAAAGTTATCAAAAAACAAAGAATATAAGAAAGTCAGAATTACGACTTTTGAAACTTAATCGAAGACTAACGAATATTCGTCATAACCATATACATCAGATGACTTCCAGTATTGTGAAACGAGAACCAAGTTTCATAGTTATTGAAGATTTGAATGTATCTGGTATGATGAAAAACAAACATCTTTCAAAGGCTGTTCAGCAACAGTGTTTTTACGAAATTCGTAGACAGTTGACATATAAAACTGTCGCTAACGGAATAAAGTTAATTGTTGTTGACAGATGGTATCCATCATCAAAACTATGTAATTGTTGTGGTAAAATCAAAAAAGATTTGAAACTATCAGACAGGATTTACAGGTGTGGATGTGGATATGCTTCGGACAGAGATGTTAATGCGGCAAAGAATTTATATACTTATGGATTAAAATATATCTAACTGTATATATTTCTACCGATACGTTAGTCGGGAAGTTAAGCCTGCGGAGAGTTATATCAAACGAAAGTAGCCTAGGCAAAATCGAACTCTATGAAACAGGAACAAAACAGTAATCTTATATTTATAAGTTTATATAAGTTTTTGGTAACGGTAGGGAAACAGAATGAGTAATACATCTTCATGGGCATTTCCAAATATGCTTGATCCTGTAAGAAACCATGTTGCGGTTCTGGAAGATGATGCATCTGTAGTAAATCGAGTAAGATTATTGATGCTTACAGATCCTACAGAACTTTACAATGAACCGAGGTTTGGTGTAGGTCTGAAACGATATTTATGGCAGTATAACAATGAGAATACAAAAGCTCAAATAAAAACAAGGATCAATGATCAACTGGATATGTTTGAACCAAGTGTTTATGCGGAACAAACACAATACACAGATGGATTGATGTTTACCGGTAGTATTGCTGATCAAGATACCGTAGATGATAATCACTTAAAAATGACAGTTGGACTTCATACCATTTATGGTGATGAATTGATTGTAAAATTAAATGATGAATGGTATGGATTGATTTCAAGAACAGATAGAACCTACACTTTGGATTCTAATGGAGGGAAGCATTATGAGTGATGATGTGAGCAGAGGCGTAGTTAAATATACATCTAGAGATTATCAATCAATTCTTGCGGATTTTTGGTCGGTCGTTCCTACTATGACTGAATTGTGGAAACCTGAAGCTGATTCTGATCCTGGTGTTGTACTTGGAAAATTTTTAGCATCTGTTGCAGATATGCTTGGGGTAAATGTAGATTTACTTGCTAATGAATTGTTTGCCCCATCTGTTTCACAGAGGAAAAATGCTGAAAAGTTATTTGGTTTAATCGGATATGAACTCGGTTGGTTCAAGGCAGCTAGAACTGAAATAACTTTTACAAATGTTGCAGAAACTGCGATAAACCTTGATTTTGGGTTCAGTGGATCAAACTTTTCTACAGTAAATGCATATACTGATATTACCAACAGTGCAAGAGTTATTACCTATAATATTCTTCCTAGAACGAATAGTTATGGTAGCACTGATTCCAGGAGTAGAAGAATTACTGTAACTGAAAATCTGAATATATTTGATACTTCGGATCCGGTTGTATTAAACCCTGGTGAAAGTGTAACTCGTGTCGGTATTGAAGGTGAACTTAGAAGTTACAGTATTTCTGTAGAACAAGTTAAGAAAAATAACTACATTATAAGTATCCCTTCTCAACATATTGATACAACTGCCATTTGGATTAAGGCAAAGGCATCTGCTTCTGCAAGTAATTTTTTAACTACACAATGGGTTCAATGTGCAAATGCAGCGGAATTTGTTGTACCGGAACCTAGGTTTGCGGTAACCTATGATTCTTACTCAAACGCACAAATACAAGTAAGTAATTACCTTGATCAACTTGAAAATTACAGTAACAATTATCTTACTGTTTATTGGATTGATTGTTCCGGTGTAATTGGTTGTGTCGGTGAAAATGTACTTAGCAACTACCTTCAGGCAAAACAAACCGGAGATGTTGTAAATGAAGAATCTGGAAATCTTATGATTTCAAACCTTTCAAATACTATTGAACTTCCACATACCTATACTGTAACTGGTAGAAGTCCTGAAACTGCAAAGGAAGCCTATTACAATAGTAGAAACTATATCAATACTTGGGATAGCTTGATTACACTTCCGGACTTCAACCGATTTTTAAATCGTGAACCTGGCGTTGATTGTGGAGTTGTAATTGATTGCCAAAAGGCACTTGAAATCAATATGGCAATCTATGAAGATGAAAACCTTACTGATGCACAAAAATCGAAGATGTATATCACAAATAGTGATTTTCCTGTTGGTGATACAAATCCTAACTGGACTTCCGTTTTAAATGAAAGTCTGAGTAGCAGAGCTTTAATGCATTTAGTTGCTTATGGTGAAACCGCTGAAAGTATAGCAACAGCATATGACATTACGGTAGATACACTTCTTCATTTTAATGATCTTGATTCATCAGATGATCTGAAGGTCGGTGAAAGGATTAAAATTCCCGGTGGATTTTCTGCGGATAAGGCAAAGGGTATGGTTTCAAATTTCAAAACCTATACCGCTATGTGCTTTGCAATTCACAATGACTTTAAGAGTAGTGCATGGGGTCAAGGTAAAACATCTAGTGCTACGAGTCATAATTATAAGATATTTACACGGTATAAACCACCCGCACAGTTCATTGATAACGTGATCCGTGACTACAGACCATTACAGGCAATGTCAGTAGAATTACAGTTTGGATATGTTCGAGTATTTCCATTTTATGTAGTTGGACAAATATATCCGAAAAGACCTGTAAGCCAGGATGTCGCAAACAATATTATTGCATCTGTTAAGGAAGCACTTGCATTATATTTTTCACCTGCAAATCGTGCCATCGGTCAAAAGCCTACTGTGATGGAAATCATAAATGTTATACGAAAAGCAGATAGTAGAATTGATTACTTTGATGCAGGTAGTCTAAATACTGATGTTATTAAATATTTTGATTGTGATCCTGAGTGGTTTAATTATATTAGTTTTGCAAGATTCAGTGATCCTGGAGAATCCGCACAAAACATTAGAGTTAATCCAGAGTATATTGTTAAGTAAGGGAGTGAGTTTGTGGACATTTCAAAAGTTTCTGTTCCTGAAATTTATAAAAGCAGTGATGATTTTCGTTTCTTTTTGAAATGGTTCGAAAATTCACTGTCAAAAATTCAGTATGATACTGAAAATCTTTCGGACATCTATGATCCTCTTAGGTGTCCGGAGGAACTTCTGTGGATGCTTGCAGATACCATAGGATTTAAATATGATGATAGACTTCCGACTGCATTTAACAGACTGATCCTTCTTTATTTTATGTCTATGATTAGAAATCGTGGTAGTAAAGATGGTGTTACATTGGCAGCGGAAACAAATCTTGCACAGTTTAACATTTTGGATTATGGAAAAGAAAATGATATTTTGTATAATCGGTTGGAAGATACTTCAATTCCAGTAAATTCTGCATATGTAACACCTCATACTGCGGAAGGGTACATTGATGTAGTTTATTTCTCCAATAAAATACCTATTGATTCTTGTATTGAATATGTACGGCCACTTGGAATGTATTTATTCCAATTTGCAGGTGTTCGGTGTGATTCCCGTACAAAAATTTCCATTGATGCAAGACTTACAAATACAAATGACCTTACGGTTTCCATCGGACCGACTCATGTAGGACATTATAGCAGAAATGATTATGCAAGAATGCAGGAAATGTACAATGAGGAAGATCAAGTAGTAAATCCGAATGATACAAGAAGACCTGTTTGGTATCGAAATTCTGAATATGAAGGAACACCGGATCCAGAGATAAATCCTGGTTATCGTGCTTTGTATTCTTTGCAGCTTTGCAATAACGAACACATTGTAAGATCCTTGTTACCTGAACAAATTTTCGGTTTAGGATATGGACCTACCATCAATGAACAAATGGATATTGAAATCATTGACGAGATGGATGCACCTAAGACTTGGAATCTCCGTTATGATAACACAACTGATACAACAGTTGTTGAACCTGTTCTCGGAGCTGGTGTATATACTCTTGATGAAAATAGACAGATGGAGATTACCTACACAAATCCTTTGCCGAAGGTAAACGAAATAAAGAAACAACCTGAAGATTAAGATAGTGGTGATAATGAAGTGGCGACAAACCCATAGGCTTGCCTATGGGTAAGAGTCGCCAAGCAAAATTAGAAAATCGGGGAATTGAAAATGAGCGGAGAAAAGAAAAGTAAATTATCACAAGAACAGATAGATTTACGCAAATTCCATAGTCTTTCAGACCGGCATATTCTTATTGTTGAGTCTAACCTTACGGACATAAATAAGATAAGACCCATCTTAAACGAAGCGGACAGAGTTCGAAAAGCTGGTAATGAGTTAGTAGGTGAAATGAGGAAATGCTATCATCAGCTAATGCGCACAAAGAAATATCGTGGTCTGCTAAAGGCTTATGGTAAGACTAAAGATAAGAAAAAGCGTAAAGAACTCGCAAATGAGTTAAATCAAATGCAAGAAAATTACAATGTAACTTGGGAGCATTGTAGAAAGTCTATGCTTCGTATTGCTGATAAATATAACATCCACGCAGTTTTTAAGACTACAAAAGCCGAAGACGTATGGAGAGCTGTAGAGAAATGCTTATATTCGGACGGAAAAGATATACATTTTTCTAAATATGAGGATATGCCTTGTTTAAGGGCTAAAGAAATAGGCAGGTGTATTCCAATACACATCAAAGACAGAAAATTATATTTTGAGTTTAAAAAACAAAAAATAGGATTAAAAATAAAAGACAGATTTCAGCAAGATGAAATAAATGCAATCATAAACTATATGTCACAACCAGAGGTCATAGACAAACAAGCAATAGAAACCTTAAAAGAAGAAGCCTATTGTATTGATACTTTCAGACCTTGTTATGCCACCCTTGTGCCACAGTATATAAGAGGCAGATGGAGAATATTTGTACATATAACAATCGAAGGTAAAGCCAAAAGGAAATACAGAAAAGACGGTAATCCACGGCATACATTTGGCAAAGGTATAATTGGTAACGACATAGGAACACAGACAGTAGCCTACACATCCCAAAATGAGGTTGGTCTAGTAAACCTTGCAGAGAGAGGACAGTTTTCCTTAAAACAGGAACGAAATGAAAGAATAATTAAACGCAAGATGGACAGGTCAAGGAGGGCTACTAATCCTGATAACTACAACGAGGACGGCACTATCAAGAAAGGCAAAAAGACTTGGAAATGTTCAAAGCATTATAAGAAACTAAAGGCTAAATACAGAGAAAGTTGTAGGAAAACCGCACTAAATCGTAAGTATTCCAACAATGAACTTGCTAATAAAATGAGAACATTAGGTGACGAACTTATTACAGAGCCTAAAAATGCAAGTAAACTGATGAAACGAGCTAAAAACACTACAAAAAACAAAAAAGGCAAGTTTAACAGGAAAAAGAGGTTTGGCAAATCAATACAAAAGCGTTGTCCTGGCTGGTATCAAGCAACATTAAAGCAAAAGTTTACTAATACAGGCGGCATATACAGGGAAGTAGATAATAGTTACAGAGCAAGCCGGTATGACCATACGATAGATGATTATATCAAAAAGAAATTGTCAGAGCGTATGTTCAAACTTAAAGGCACTAATGATGAGGTACAAAGGGACTGGTATTCATCATTCTTATTATACTGTTACGATTACAAGACAGGCAATATTGACAAAGATAAAGCAAACAGAGAATTTGAGAAACTATATAAACAAGAACAAAAATACATAGACTATATCATAGCAAATAAGATTAAGATTCTAAATAGTGGCATTAAAACAGCAGCATAACAATTAAAAATCAAGGGAGTTTGATACACTTCCTTTAAGACTACCGCTAATGATGTCAACGGATGTCTTGGTAGTTAAAGGTTTCTACATATAGATAGAATTATACTTAATACCCAAAGTCTAATCCGAAAAGATTATGATGCACGGTATTGAGCAACACTTGAAAGCAGGAACCCCACGGGCTTGCCAGTGGGTTAGTCAGTAACTTATTATGTGAGGTGTTTTATGAAGTTTCAGATGTTTGATAAGAGGGATATTTATGAGATTTGTACGCAGTTGGCACTGACAGACATTCCGGTTTTTGTGTGTATATTTGCAAGTGCTACCGTGTTCCATGTTGAATTTTGTAAGCAACTTACAATCATATTCGCACTTATAAATATAATAATCGGGATCACACTGATATGTATGAAAATATCTCATGAAAGAAGTGAACAGAATGAAAGACATAGATGAAGTCACAGTGTTGTTTCTTCCTGTGTGTATTTTAATTGTAGCCGTGACAAACCTATTTATTCCATGTAATAACGTGGTACTCGTATTCCTCATTGTTCATATTTTGCTTGTATCTTATTCAGCAGTTGCGAAAAATATGAAGCAAAGAGAAGAAGATGACATTGAGGACTTAACCTTTTATTAGGATAGAACCAAATACAAGAAAGGTAGGTGTTTAGTATGTCAAACTCAGTATATGATGTTTTGAAATGGATCGGCTTAATCGCTGTTCCAGTGATTACATTCTTAACTGCACTTGTGAACATTTGGAACATTCCGTATGGAGACCAAATCATAGCAACATTAGCTGCTATTGATGTTTTAATCGGTGCGATTGTTACGATTGCAAAGGTA